CGAACTCGACCTCCGCTCCGGCAAGCTGTCACCGCCCAACCCGGACCACTTGGTGACCGCCTACATCGACCACGACTACAACCCCGCCGCTAAGTGTCCGCGCTGGATTCAGTTCCTCACCGAAGTCCTCCCGGACCCGCAGCTCCTCTCCTTCGTCACCCGGTGGACCGGATACTGTCTCTCCCCGCTCGTCAACGAGGAAGCCCTTGCCGTCTTCACCGGCACCGGCCGCAACGGAAAAGGCGTCTGGGGCGAGACCATGCAACATGTCCTCGGTGAGCTCGCCTGCTCCGCGCCGCCGGGACTCCTCAAGGCCAGGCACAACGATCCGCACCCGGCCGAGCTACAGTCACTTCAGAACCGACGCCTCGTCATCGTCGACGAAGTCCCCGCCGCATCCGCCTTCGACGAGGAGCGCTTCAAGATGCTCACCGGCGGCGGAAAGGTCATGGGCCGCGGGATGCGCGAGAACTTCGGCAGCGGCTTCAAGGCGACGCACAAGCTCACGGTCCTATGCAACGACCTCCCGAAGGTCAGGGATACCTCGCCGGCGTTCTGGAGCCGCGTCCGGCTGGTTCCCTTCGAGGTCTCCTTCTTGGGCAGGGAAGATCGGAGCCTCAAGCAGAAGCTCCAGGACGAAGCCCAAGGCATTCTGGCGTGGGCCGTCCAGGCTTGCATCCTGTGGCAACGCGAGGGGCTCGGGGCACCTGCCCGCGTCCGGGAGGCGACCTCGGCCTACCGCCAGAGCCAGGACGTGATCGGGGAGTGGACCCTCACTCTCGGGGAGGTCATCGACGTGCCGGCGGCCGAGCTCCATGACCGGTACCGCTCATGGGCGGCCCGCGAGGGTCAGCCTCCGATGACCGCCACGGCGCTCGGGAGGGCGCTCGGGAAGCTGTCGGCCTGGACGAAGCGGAACGCGAAGTCGGGCGTCGTCTGGAGCTTCAACCGCCCGTCCGAAGACCTCGCTTTCGAGCCAGAATCGTCGCAACCCCTTGGCTTCATTGATGATCCGGACGAAAACTGAAGGTTGAGGGTTGAGGGTTGTTGAGGGTTTATGAGTTAGACATCATTGGGAGGAAGGGGTGGGACGAATAGGCACTAGGGTACATAGCCCAAGTAGAAAACTCTCCGCAACCCTCAACCCTCAACCAGGAGAGTACCCCATGAAAAATCCAAACCGGAAGTTCGAGAACATCGTTCGTCACCGGCTTCGCATCGCCTACGAGGCGATCGAGATGGCCGACTACCTCCTTTTGAGGATCGATCCCGAGCTTGCCAAGAGAACATCCGCCATCCTTGCCGAGCTGCTCGCGGTCCGGGAAGAATGCGAACCTGAGAAGCTGTAGGCAAAAAGTCACGGTAAGCCGTTCCGACCGTGTGGCATTTTTGCTGGACATTTTTGCCGCATGACTTATAATCACTGGCATGACGCCGGATCATGTCGTCGAACTCGGCCCAGAAAAAGCATCATGGGTCGAAATCCCGCACGATCCAGGCTGCTACGTGTTTACGAGTCGAGACTCTGGCGAAGTCATCTATGTCGGGAAAACAAAGGACCTTCGCAGCAGAGCGAGGTCTCATGCTTGTCGGTTTCAAATTCGACGCAGGGAGCAACCGCTTGTCGTCTCCGTGTTCCGGACATCTGATCCAGCCGCGTTAGAGCGCGGGTTGATCAGACATCTCAACCCGCTGCTTAACAAGGTGCGGAATCCATGAGTGATGCTGCCAGCCAGCGGAAGGGCAGCGTCGGCAAACCGTGGAAGCCCGGACAATCCGGCAACCCCTCAGGGGGTTCTCGCGCGCTCCGTGAACGCGCCGTCCTCACGCGCCTCCTCCGCGAAGCCGTGAACGACGACGCCGGCCGCCGCATCGTCGAAGCGGTTCGCGCGCGCGCCGAAGACGGCGACATGCGCGCCGTCGAAATCCTCTTCGACCGTCTCGACGGCCCCGTCCCCCGCGATCTCCACGTCTCAGGATCGCTCACGCTCGCCGATGCTGCGGCCGCCATCGCTGAAGGCTGTCAGCCGGAAGGCGACGAGTGAACGCCGTAGGGACGATCCTCGACTACTGCAAGACGGACGCGACGTACTTCTCTCGCGGCGTCCTCGGCTTCACTCCGTGGGCAAAGCAGCGGGACATCCTCCGCTCCGTGAGGAAGCACCGCCGCACGCTCGTCATCTCCGGGCACGGCGTCGGCAAGACTCAGATTGCCGGCGCGATCGTCTGCGAGTGGATGAGCACGCGGCCGAAAGCCCGTGTCATCTGCACGGCGACGACGTACCCGCAGGTGCGCGAGGTGCTCTGGGAAAAGACCAGGGCGCTCTACCACGCGGCCAAGATGCCGCTCGGCGGAAGGATGCTCGACGCGGCATGGACGATCGGTCCTGAGTGGATGGCGGTCGCGAAGACCGCGGACGATCCGACCGCGCTCCAAGGCATCCACGGGCCGGCCGTGCTCATCGTCGTCGATGAGGGCGAGGGCGTGCCGGCGTCGAACATCGAAGCCCTATCCTCGCTGCTCTCGAGCGACGGCTCTCGGATGGTCGCATTCACGAATCCGACCTCGACGCAATCGTGGTGCTACGAGGCGGCGCAACGGCCGGATGTCTGGCACACGATCAACGTCTCGTGCCTTGAGCATCCGAACGTCATCGAAGGGCGCGAGGTCGTCCCGAACGCGGTCACGCGGGAATGGGTGGATGAGGTCCGCGCTCAGCACGGCGAGGACTCGGACTACTGGCGCTCGCGCGTGCTCGGGCAGTTCCCGAAGGGCGGCTCGAAGCAACTCGTGACGGCGGACGCGATGCGGGAGATCGAAGATGGAATCGGACCGCAAGAGTCACCGCGTGCGGGTCTCGACGTGGCGAGGTTTGGTGGTGACCGAACCGTCCTTTCCGTTTTCGACGAGCGCCGCCGGCTTGCAGCGGTGGAGTCATGGTCCGGTGCCGACCTCATGGCGTCCACGGGTCGCGCGGTTGAGGTGTCTCGACGGTACGGAGCTCGTCTTCGCGTCGACGTGTGCGGTGTCGGTTCCGGAGTGGTGGACCGACTGAAGGAGCAGAGCATCGACGTTGACGCCGTCGACTTCGGCGCCGCGCCCAAGGGTGACTGGCCCGATCTCGTTTCACGTGGAACAGCGTTCCTCAACCGCCGCGCGGAGATGCACTGGGTCTTCCGTGAGCTCGTCCGGCGGAAAGAGATCGGCATCCCGAAGAAGTACCGCGAGACAATCACCGATCTCCTCGTGCCGTGCTTCGACTACCGATCCGACGGGAGCATCTACGTCGAGGACAAGGAAAAGATTCGCGCTCGCACGGGGCGGTCTCCCGACTTCGGGGACTCCGTGTTGCTCGCTCTCTCGAACGGCTACCGGCAGCCGGAGGATTACTTCCCCCGATGAGATGGCCGTTCCGAAAGAAGGCGCTCGATCCTCTTCAGGAGTTCTCCTTCCTTCGTGTCGGATTCGACGTCGCGAACGAGCGGCTCACGAATCCGTACCTTCAGAATCCGTGGGTCTATTCCGGCGCGAGCGCCAAGGCAGAGACGCTCGCCGCGACGCCGTTCAAGCTCTTCACCGGGCAGCGCGGGACGGAAGAGAAGGAGCCGATCGAATCGTCCGAGTGGCAGGCGCTCATCGACCGGCCGTCGCCGATCTATCCGACGTGGTCCGCGCTCACGGCGATGGCTTCGATCTTCCTCGACGTTCACGGCGAGGCTCCGTACGTGGCGCTCGGGAGCGGCAACGGGTTCCGCCCGGGCGAAGTGCCGCAGGAGATGTACCTCGTGCGGCCGGAGATGCTTCGCGAGGAACTCAACCGCGCGAACGCGATGATCGAGCGGTGGCGATTCGTCGGCGCCGGCGGTGATCAGTCGGTGGTGCCGCCGGAGATGCTCGGCCTCGTCCAGCTTTCCAATCCGCTGACGCCGTTCCGCGGGCTGTCTCCGTTGAAGGCGTGCTCGCTCGGTATCGAGTATGACTTCAGCGCCCATCAGTACAACGTCGCGCTGATGAAGAACGGCGCCGACCCTGGCGGCATCGCGAAGATTCCCGATGCGAAGACGTGGTCTGCGGACAAGCTTGCGGCGTGGCGGCAGCAGCATGAGGACCGGCATCGTGGCGCCGGCAAGGGTGGTCGAGTCGCGGTATGGGACTCGACGATGGATTACGTTCCGATCCCGACAACGGCGAAGGGGATGCAATTCATGGAGGCGCGGCAGTGGAGCCGCGACGAGGTGAAGGCGTGCCTCCACGTCACCGACTGGCAGCTCGGCCTTACGCAGGACTTCAGCTACGCGAGCGCTCAGGAGGCGACGCGGTTTTTCTACAACGTCGGCGTCATCCCGCGGGCGTCGGCGATCCAGGAGATGCTCTGGACGTGGCTGTTCAAGCCGTGGTCGGAGCGCAACGGCGTCAACGTCTGGGGCGAGTTCGACTTCAGCGGCGTGGCGGCGTTGCGCTACGAGTTCACGGAGCGGCTGGAGTCGGTGGCGAAGCTGGCGCCGTACTACAGCATCGCGTCGATCAACAAGCGGCTGGAACTCGGGATGCCGGACGATGCGATTGTGGAGCAGCTGCCGGCGCTGGATGCGGAGCCCATCGTCCCGATCGTCCGCACGGTGACGAAGGCCAAGCGCGACGACGACGACGCGATCGTCCACCGCGCGGTCGGCCAGTACTTCGCGATGATGCGGGCGGAGGTGCTCGACGCGGTCGGGACCAAAGACCTCGGGCGCGTGCCGAAGATTCCCGACGGCAAGTCGGTGCAGAAGAAGGTCAAGTCCATCTTCGATGCGTCGTTCGAGGCGCTCATCAAGGCGCATCAACGCAAGCTCCGGCGCGAGGGTTTCCCTGTCCTCGGCATCGACGACGCTCACCGGAAGATGATCGAGCGCGAGACGCGGCGGATGATGAAGGTGGCGAGCAACGATCTCGATCGTCTTCGCGGCCGGTTGCAAAAAACGTTCGACGAGGTCGGCTTCTCCAACGTCGCTGCGGTCTCCGAGGCGGTGGACGAGTATTTCAAGACGCAGTACAGCGCACGCGGTCAGGTCATCGCGCGGACGGAGACGGGATTCATTCAGGCGCAGGTGTCGCGGAAGGCGTTCGTCGACGAGGGGATCACGCGCTTCGAGTGGTCATCCTCGAGCGACGATCACACGCGGGCGTGGCATCGGGACATGAACGGCGAGCAGACGGAGATCGGCAAGCCGTACAGCAACGGCCTCCTGCATCCGTTGCAGCCTGGAGCGCCTGGGCGCGAGGTCATTAACTGTCGATGCTCGGAGGTGCCGCTCGCATGAAGACGATCGCAACGGAGACGACCTACAAGGACGGGACGTTCGTGATGAGCACGTCGAACGTCGACCGTGACGGCGATCGTGTTGAGCAGAACTGGAAGATGGGCAAGCAGATTCCGCTGCTCGTCTTCCACGATTGGAACACGCTTCCTGTCGGCAAGATCACGGCGATCAAGAGCGAGGACGGGCGGACGACGTTTCAGCCTGAGTGGGCGAACGAGAAGGATTACCCGTTCGCCGGCACGGTGCGGAAGCTTTGCGAGAGCGGCTTCATGCCGGCTGTGTCGCCTGGCTTCCGGCCGATCTCGGAGAAGGAGAAGCTGACTCCGGAGGAGAAGGCGCAGCTCGGCCCCGGCGGCAAGTGGATCACGGAGAGCGAGCTCCTTGAGGTGTCGCTGGTGAACATCCCGGCGAACGCGGAGGCGTTGCTTCAGGCGAACGGCGCGAAGATGTGTGGCGTGTTTAAGGGTGAGGCGCCGGTGCGCGAGATGATGACGAAGGGTCTGAAGCGGGAAGCGGTGGAGGCGTGGGCGAAAGACAGCCCCAAAGATCAACGCTGGCCGATGAAGCCGGCGAGAAAGAAGGACGGAATGGACGTCAAGGCAGAAGTGCAAGCGGTGCTCGACATTCTCACGGCGGAGGCCGGCGTCACGCCGGAGTCTCTCGGGGAGTGCGTCACCAAGCTGCAAGCGATCGTGGCGGAAGGCGGGGAGGAGAAGCCTCCCGAAGCGCCGCCGCCGGAGAAGTCGCTTGCTCGGATCGAAGCGAGGCTCAAGGCGCTGGAAGAGTCGGGCGATGACGAGGTGACGGACCTCCTCTCCGACGACGAAGCTCTTCGCGGAAGTGAAAGCGAGTCGAGCGGAGATCGCCACGCTCAAGGATCAGGTGCGGACGCGGCCGGGGATCGGCGGTGTCGAGAAGAATCTGATCGACGTTCCGGAGACGGACGTTCAGACGGAAGGCGGCCACGTCGTCATCGGTCTGAGCGAGCGCGAACGGAAGCGGTTCAATTGGGGCAAGGTCTTCGCGGCTGCGGTCACGGGCGAGGCGAAGCGTGCCGAGTTCGAGATCGCCTGCATGAAGGCCGCGGCTGCGGTTGATCCGCAGTACCGGCTGAAGACGGCGCAGTTCACGAGCCCGACGAACATGGGATGGCTCGTGACGCCGGAGTTCATGTCGACGCCGATCGACATCCTTCGCTCGGCGAAGTTCCTCGACAAGCTGGGTGTCCAGCGGTACGAAGGACTCCGCAACTCGCCGTTCGTGAAGCCGCGCCTGACGGGCGAGGGCTCGGCGGGATGGGGTCCGGCGACGGAAGGCACCGCTGCGACGCAGACGGACGGCTCGATGGAAGCGATCCAGGCGTGGCCGCATCCGTCCTACGCTTCGCGGCAGCTGTCGATGCGGCTCGTCGATGAAGGCCCGCAGATCGCCCAGACGATCGTCGAGCGCGGCATCGTCGAGACGCATGACCGGCTGATCGAGAAGTCGCTGATTGAAGGCACCGGTCTTTCCGGTCAGCCGATCGGCGTCAACAACATCGTCGGTATCAACACGGTCGCCTTCACGTCGGCGACCGCTGACGAGAAGCTGCAGAAGCTTCGTCAGATGATCTGGGAAATCCTCACCGACAACGTCGAGCCGCAGGGTCTGGCGTGGGTGATGAGCCCGCTCGTCATGAGCAACCTGGATCGGCTGCTCATCTCGACTTCGTCGGCGACCGCGGCTGCGAATCTCGGCACGGGCACTCCGCTCGGGTGGACGGGAAGTCGGTCCAGCCGGCGCTGGCCGGGATTCCGGTCCACACGTCGACGAACATCACGGCGTCGACGACCTCAATCATCACGCTCGCCGCGTGGCCCGAGGTGTCCCACTACTCGTGGGGCTCTCCGATCGTGAAGTTCTCGGCGGAGGGCAAGACCAACCTCCTCGCGAACGAGGCAACGATGGTCCAGTTCAAGTCCACCGACGTGAACGTCGATCATCCGGTTGCGATCTGCACCGGCACGGCCTTCACCTACTGAGAGAAAGGAGAACGAACCATGCAACAGAATCCTGGATATCTCGTGAAGGCGATCCCGTGTCACGGCGGGAATCAGACCGCCACGTCGGCGTCGATTGCGATCGACACGCTTGGCTTTGCGGAAGTCGCTTTCGTCTACCAGTTCGGGACCACGACCACGGGCACCAGCGGGACCGTAACGCTCTCCCTCTCGGAGTGCGCCACGGTCGGCGGTTCCTACACGGCGATCACCGGCGCAACGACTGCGGCCCTGACGACCGACACCGGAGGCATGAACGCGAAGCGGTACTGCGTCATCCTCAAGACGCTGCAAGGTCGGCTCCGCTTCATCAAGGCGGACCTCACGGTGGCCGGCACGGTGGCTACGGGCGCCACGGGGCCGCTCAATAACGCAGGCGTGCTCCTGGCTGGCACGCCGAACACGACGCTGGCGGCAGCGTCCTACCTCTCCGGTGGCGCAGGCGCTCTCTACGACGCCCTTGTTGAAGTCTGATCCATGGACATGACAACTGCCGAGCGCGTGCGGGTGATGATGATGGCGGGTGCCGTCGATGCGGGGACCGCTCTGCATACCGATACCTCGTCCGCGCTCGCGCAGTTGATCCCGGAAGTCTCGGCAGCCGCCGAGACGCTCATGGATCGGTACGCCGACAACACGGTGTCGCGGACTGAGTACTTCGATGTCGAGCCCGGGAAGACCCTTTACCGAGTGAAGGGCTTCCCGGTCGCGACGCTTACTTCAGTGCATTACGATCCGTGGACGCAAGCGTTCGCGTCGACGACTGCGCTCACGAGCGGCACGGACTTCTTCTCCGTGACGCTCAACCCGCACGGGTTCATTCGGATGATGTCGCCATTCGCGTGCGAGAGTCTGATGCCGAGTGCGCTCAAGGTTGTCTACACCGGCGGCATGGCGGCGAGCGCGGCGGCTTTCATCACGGCCTATCCTGACATCGCGATGGCGATCGAGCAGCAGGTCATCTACCAGTGGAAGCGGAGGAACGATCTCGGGACGATCAGCGTGAGCGATGCCGGCGGCACGGTCACGACGGAGTCGATGGCGTGGCTTCCTTCGGTGCGGGCGATTCTTGAGCAGCACAAGAGGGGACAATGCAACTAACGGCGACGATGAACACGACGCCGGCGACGATCGCGCTGAACAAGCTCGTGGCGAAGATGCCGTTCGGCGTGAAGACGGTGATCCGGAAGATCATCGTCGACTGGTACGGGCTCATCAAGAAGTCGCGGCTGGATGGACGGCCTGGCCTGAATAGGCGCACGGGTCGGCTGTCGGGTGCGCTCGCGTTTCGCGTGAGCGGCGCTCGCGTCGCTGACATCGTCGGGCAGATGGGATTCCTTGATCGTCACTCGGCGATGATCGCGCGGGTGCACGAGCTTGGTACGGTCGGCAAGGGCGGGGTGCTGCCGGACATCGTGCCGCGCAAGGGCAAGTATCTGCGGTGGCCGCTCATGCGCGGTGACCGAGCGTTCGCCTACGACAAGGATCGCAAGTTCGCCTACGCGAAGAAGGTCTCGATCCCGCCGCGGCTCGAGTTCTACAAGACGGTCTACCGTCCGTTCGCCCAGTCGCTCATGCAGAAGCGGCTTCGCGAGGCGGAAGAGATGGTGGTGAAGTCGTGATCGTCTCCGCATCAGTGGTCGTCACCTCGACGAGCGGGAACGCCTCGGCCGGAACGGTCATCGAATCATCGCATTGGACGAGCGGCTTCGATCATGCGGCGGTCTACGCGAACAAGCTGATGCGGCTGGACGGCTACGACTGGCGGCTGTGGCACACATCGACGGGTGCTGCGGTGCAGTTCACGACGGACACGGGGACGGAGACCTCGGACTGTCGGATTCGATTCAAGCTCGCGGCGAACATCGCATCGACGACGACGGACTACTACACGCTGACGTTTGGCAATCTCGGATGGCAGTCGTCGCCGTTCACGTCGCTCATCTCAAATCCTCCCGGCGCGACGATGGCGGTCTCGTGTACGGTGTCGTACCCGGAGCTTCCGCCGCCGGCATTCCCGGTCGAGGTCGAGTACTTGAATGACACGGTCGAGCTGCCGTTCCCGACGTTCGCGGCGCGAGCGACGCGTGTGATGAATCAGAACGCGCGGCAGGTCATCAGGGTTGACTGGAAGAATCTTCTGCCGGAAGAGTGGTACTCGATCCAGAGCTTCGAGTATCGCAAGCGCGGCGGAGCGGCGTCGTGGACTGGGCCGGCGTGGCTCACGTCGTCGTCTCAGACGTACCGCTTCCTCGGGCCGGTCAGCTACACGAAGTCACCGACCTACTCGGCGTCGTGCGTTCTTGAGGAGGTGCTCTGGTAATGCCGACGCACGCCAGGGAAGCCCTTCTCGACCAGCTCGTGAGGAACCTGCGCGTCATCGGCACGACGGGCGCCTACTCGGCGACGGTCTGTCCGACGGTGACGCGGACGGTCCATCCGTTGAAGGCTCTGCCTCAGCATCCATTCATCATGGTCGGAGCGAGCGAAGAGGACTACGTCCACGACTCGCAGATCGGCGCGGCGGGAACGTACTCGCGGACGATGCACTGCACGGTCCAGTACGCCTTCATGTCTCCGGACATGGATCAAGACGCGAGCCGTGCGATTCACGACGTGGAGTATGCGCTCCGAGATTGGACAGTAACGGCGACGGCGACGAGCCTGAGCATCCAGCGGGTGGAGGTCGGCATCGGATCGTTGTCCGAGCCGGAGGTCGTCGTCACTTTTGAAATTGACATTCTGTACAGGACGGATGACAACGCTCCGGCGACGAGGGTTTAACGATGGCTGAAGTGATGGTCGCTCGACTCGGGGAACTGGCGCTTGCCGAAGAGGCGGTGACCAAGGGCACGAAGGTCGTCAACGCGAACCTCGTCGACGGAACGAAGTCGAAGGTTCGCGTCTTCGATCTCACCTACACGCCGGACGTGACGATCTTCGAGCGCAACACGGCGGCGGCGACTTTGTCGCGGTACTCGCATCTCGTCGGTCAGACGCTCGGCAAGATCAGCGGCCAGTGGGAGGTGAGGAAGACCGCGGCGGCAGGGACGGCGGACGCCTATCAACTGCTCTGGCAGGCGGCAGGGCTCAAGCTGTCGTCTTCGATCTGGACGCCGACGAGCGACCAGAGCTTGCATAAG